GTCTATGCCTGTTGAGGTTGTGGCTAGTTTTTCGTTTCCATTGTAGTTTAATCCAACTTTATTACCACCTATAGCTGTAAACATAACAGCATCTGATAAATTAACTGCTGTTATTGCATTACCTTTTAAATATAAAGGTCCTGTTCCTGTGTCATCAATATAACTAGCACTACCATTATGGTAGATTTGTAAATCGTTACCTGTACCGAATATGGCTTTCTTATTATCTGCGAAATTAACTTGGTTTGGATTTAAATTTACTTGTGTACCAGAGGAGCTGAAAATAGCATCAAGCGTGTCTAAGTCTGAGTTAAGCGATATACCCCAAGTATCTTCAGCTGCACCCGGTTCTGGTTTAGTTAAGTTTAAATTAGTTGTAAATGTATCTGCCATTAAGCTGCCTCTTGTTTGTCTAATTCAGTCCAAGTAGTTGAGGGGTTTGTTTGATCTGTCCAAGTTGTACTTGCAACAATTTGATCTGTCCAATTATCCGATGGAACTACAATATCTTCCCATTTTAAACCACCAATCGCATCAAAGCTACTTGTTTCAGCAATCGTAGATGATGCAAAAAGTGTGACTCTACCAAAGGCATCAAAGTCTGTAGTTGCTGGTATGGTAGAAACACCAACTGCGGTAATAAATCCTTGTGCATCAACATTTGATACTGCACTTATAGTTGCAGTTGCTCTATCTATTTGAGTACCAACTGCGGTAAAGTTTGAAACTGCTGATATAGTAGCAGTCGCTTTATCTATCTGTGTGCCTTTTGCAGTAAATCCACTTGTAGCAGATATAACTGCTGTTTCATTATGAACTTGTGTAAGCGAAGCTGTAGCACTAGAAGTTTGTGCTATTGTGGCTTCAGCTTGAAAAGCAAGATCGTTATACTTTGATCTTGAATAGTAGCCCTTGTTATAGCCGATACTGGCCATGATGTTAAGCTAATGTTACGTCTAAATCACCAGCGTTGAATCTGAAAACATCCCCTGTGCTTACAACTTTTGATGCAGTTAAGTTTGCGTATGCAAGTAAGTTACCACCAGATAATGCATCAAAAATACCTACTGATGTTACTGTGCCATAGTTTGCTGTAGCAGTTGGATATTCTATTGCAGCAGCGTTAGATGCTGTTGTTGGGTTAGTTCCAGAAACATTAAAGGTTGCAGTCTTTCTTACATAACCGCCACCTGAAACTTCTGTACCACCACCTGTGTCGCTTGGTGCTGATGTGTATAGTGCCACATATAAAGTAGATGGTGCTGTATAAGCATTACCACCAAAAACGTGTTCTAAAACTTTATCTTCTAAATAATCGCTAAATCCAGCCATCTCATTCTCCTTTAATTACCATAATAGTAATTGCGTTTTTGTCTTTTTCCGTAAGTTCTACTTCTTTGTTGAAGTGATCCTTTTCCAAATGCAGACTTCTCTTGTGCAAGTCGCATTTCTTCCAATGCCTTTTCAAATTGTTGGGTAAACATTGGTATTCTTTCATCTTCCATTAAATAAATAGAAGCGTGTTTTAATGCACCATACAAATATACGTCTGGGTGCGATACTGATACAAAGTTACTTGTATTGGTGGCACTTAATGCATCTATTTTACCATAGTAAGTTAGTTGTAGGGTATAACTTGTATCTGGTGTTGGTGCTAATTCTATAGTGTCATCAACCATAGCAAAGTAAACTGGTTGATTAGTGACGTTGCCATTTGCTTTTCTGTAAACGTCTAATGATTCTATTGATTGTTGGAATAAAGGTGTAAAGTTATTACCATCTATTTGTATGTTGATTGCTTCTAACCAATCAGTTGGTACTGATAAGTATTGAGCATCTGCTGTTGCAGTAGCTCTTTTAATCATATCCTTTGTTCTTAATCTTCTGTTTAACTCGGCTTCAACATTATCTATAAATGTATCTATGTCAGATGTTAAATCTGATCTGTTTAGATAATTTGCTATTGCTGTTTTTAATTCTGCGTATGTCATAGTTTACCTTGCCAAGTTCTAAATACTTTATTGTCTGGATCATTAAGCCATTGTTTCCACTTTGCTGAATCTTGTGACCAGCCCTCTCTCAATGCTTTTTGCCAGATAACCATTGGCACTTCCGCAACGTGCCTCATGTCTTTTCCGTGCTTAATAGTATTATCTCTTAAATTTCTAACGTGTTCAATGACAGGTTGAACATCTTGTGTAGTGTGTGCGATATGTTTGTTATCTTCGGTAATGAACTCCGAAGTCAGTCCTGTTTTTCGATCTATAAGTGTACGTTTAGTTGGCATCTTAAAAATGGGAGGGTTTTACCCCTCCCTAATAAGTATTGACTTACGATGTTGTTAAGTCAGCTACTACACCATGAGCAGCTTCGTTAGATACTTCTAAACCATACTCAACTACGATCATCTTAGTCTCAGCATCACCAATAGTTGCAATATCAACTGTTTGGAAATCTCTAAGATAAGATACTTTAGCGAAGTCTGGATCAACTAATAATAGTGATCTTTCTCTACTAAAGTTAGATGGTACGATTTTTAGCTCACCAAAGTCTGATGCATAAATAGAAACAGAAGCTTCTACTGTGTTTGCATCAATCATTTGTCTAGCTGAAGCTCTACCTGTGAAACCAGAAATCTTTTGCTTATTTACTGGGCCACAAATCGCTAATGATGGTTCACCACCATTTGAGAAAGCTGATTGTAGAACATCTTTAAGTAATGCTTCAGTTAAAGCTCTTTGTGTTCCGTCTGTTGGAGCAGCACCACCACCAGTAGCAGCACCATTAGTGCCTCTTGATGCGTTTGATGTAATCCAAGATTCGAAACCACCAGTTACTCTAGCTGTTGTTGCATTACCAGTTGTCTTAGCACCTTTTTGACAAAGAGCAGTTTCCATATCTCTTTTTAATGCTTTAGACATAATAGCTAACTGATGAGCCATTTCTGATTTTTTACCAGCTGGATCACTTGACTGCTGTGATCCTGTTACTGTTGCATCTCTTTTTGAGATCATAGCAACGTTGCTAACTCTAGTAGTAGCTGTAGCTGCTGATCTTGAAAGTTCAAATCCTTCTAAATTTCCAGCACCACTTGGAGTTGGTAGGTTTTCTGTTTGCCAATCAAAAACAACATTCTTGATTGTGTTTTTTCCGATTGATGACATGAACGGAGTAGTCTGAGGAGATATGTTATAGATAACATCACTTAACTGTTCTCTATCAGCAGTAGCCGAATATGTATCAAATGCGTTTGTTACTTTAGCCATGATATTTTTCCTATGTTAAAAAGTTAAATTATTTGTTCAAAAAGTTTAGCTGCATCTTGAACTTTTCCAGATTTAGCTAATCTTTGTTTTGCTTTTTTCACAGGTGATGCCGATTTCGGTACATTGGAAGTTCCCGGTCGGGCAGTACGAGCAACTGCTTTCTTTTCAGTTGGTTTGACTTTAGTAGCTTTTAATGTTTTGTCATACATCCATGCGTTTCTTAAACCAAGTAAATGTCTATAATCATATACTTGATCCATTTGCTCGGCTGTATAGCCCAAGACATTAATACCATAATTACGAATTGCCATCTTTTCTTTTGATGCCACTTCGTTATCTTGCCATTCTGGAATTAGTTTGAGTAGCTGTTCGTTACCATGCTTAATGAACTCTTCGAGTTCTTTTTGTTGTTTGGCAACTTGTTCCTGTTGGAGTCTAGTTGCTTCATCTTGTACTGCTTGTAACTTTTGCTTTTTCTCATTCCATAAATCCTTTTCACGGACATAGGCAATAGGATCAGCTTCGTAAAGTGCGTTCCAATCTGGCTCGTTTCCTAACTCGCCTTTCAATGTTGCTTCCATCTTTGGTAACAACTGTGAATAAATTGCATCCTTTTCGGAAATCTCTTTTTGTTTTGCTTCAATGCTTTTACGCTGTTCGGCTAACTCCTGAGTTTTCCTAGTATAATCTCTTTGGCGACTGTATCCGTTTTGGAGTTCATCAAGCGTGACTTCAACATCTTCTCCATCGACTTTGATGGTGTAGAGTTGAGGTTGCTGTTCCTCTTCTTCTTCTACTTGATCTTCGTGACTATCTTCTTCTTCAACTTCAAGTTCTTCTTCAAAGGGTTCGTCATCTTCGATGATTTCTTCTTCGTTGACTAACTCTTCAGTTGGTTCTTCTTCTATTGGGTTTTCTGTTTGTTCCGATGGAGTCAAAAAACTTTCAAAAGACTTTTCTGCTTGTTCTAAGTTTGTTTGTAAACCAATCGGCTTTGCGTTGTTGGTCATAATTATTCCTAAAAAAATTAGTTAGCTTATTTTAACAATACTTAAAATAAATTTACACAACTTTATGCAATCTTGATAACTGTGACTTCGTTATCTTACCCTTCTCTACCAATATTCTTAAATGTTTTTCAACTTCTGGTAAAAGTTTGATTGCTTTGTGTAAACTTTCTCTTTTTTCGATGTCACTTTCTTTAGAAAGTAACCATAGATTTATATATTCGTCTTTTAGATTTTGTAAAGCTTCTTGGAGTGTTTCTGAATTTAAAATTAATTCAGCTTCGTTTGATTTTAAAATTTCTTCTTGGGTTGGCATATTATTGACCTATGAGTTTATCAATTTTTTCATCTAGTTTATCTAGTCTATCAAAAATTCTTTCTATGTCTTTGTGTAAGTCTTGTTTGGTTACATAATATTTTGGTATTTCTTCTCTTGTTTTATTTACCAAAACTTCTAATCGATCTATTGCTTGGGCGTTTTGTCGTATGCTGTAAATAGTTGGTAGATAAACCAATGTAATGATTGCGTTCCAAAATAAGATCGGACTAATATCCATTTAATAACTCCAAATATGTGGTCTTGGTCTATTCTCATTACCCTCGGAAATGTCTAAATGTATAAATCT